CCAGCACAGCGCTGACCGCTGCAAACATCCTGGGCGAGTGGGATACCGCTCTCGAGGCTATGACCGATGCACGCGTCAACCGTGACCGCGTGATCTGCTACATGACCCCGGCGACCTACAAGCTCCTGAAGCAGGCGGCAGGCATCACCCGCTTCATCGAGATCGGCGCAGGCATCCAGGGCTATGACAGGAACATCGCGAAGCTGGACGGCGTCCGCGTCGTAGAAGTACCGAGCGACCTGATGAAGTCTGCTTATAACTTCGAAGATGGCTGGGTACCGACAGCTGCAGCGACCCAGATCAACTGGATCTTCGTGGATCCGCTCGCAGTCATCGCTCCGGTCGTCTATGAGGTCTCCATGATCTCCGCACCGTCTGCAGCGACCAAGGGCAAGAACGTCTACTACGAGAGCTACTACTACGATGTCTTCAGCCTCAGCCAGAGGACCGCAGGCATCCAGGCCAACATCTCCGCCTGATCGGAGGTGATCCCGTGGCGCTCGTAACTATTGAATACTACCAGGGCACCTTCCTGGGTGAGCCGATCGCTGCGGTTGACTTCCCGCGCTACGAACTGAGGGCCGAGGAACTGATCCTCGGCCTGATCAGGTCAACGGAGGCCGAAGTCGCAACCCTCAGCGAGGCGCTGCAGACCGCTGTGAAGAAGGCCATCTGCGCGCAGATCGAATACTTCCAGGAGTACGGGATCGGCGTGGCAGTCTATGGCAAAGAGGCCGGCGGCGGCTTTACGGTCGGCAAGGTCTCAGTGAACAACGGCAGCAGCACCGCGGCGGCATCCGGCGCCAGGTCCATGATCGCTCCGGCGGCTTATGTGTACCTGGAGCAGACCGGGCTGCTGGATCCCGCAGTGCCGACGGCAGGCATGCCCCCGCAGTATTGGGGGTGGTTTGTGTGAGCCTGGCACCTATTCCGGCGAGGATGCTGCACGACACCGCAGTCTTCCACGTCGTGACAAGCATGGACCGCTTCCAGGTCCCGCAGTATGAGGACTACACGGTCACCCGCGTGCACCTGCAGGGAGAGAGCGACACCATCAAGGGGCCCGCGGACACGGAGGTCCAGCTCCGGGGCGTGTTATTCGTTGACGCCCGGAGGAGCCTGCCGGTCCTCGACCTTCATGCGCTGCAGCAGGCGTCCCTGACAGCAGGCGCGCCGATGCGCGTGACGGTCTCCGACAGCTCCGGCACGGAGATCGGAGACTATGAGGTCCTGATCGTGGACGACCTCCCGGATGTCCCGGCGACACGGCGGCATCACTGGGAGCTCGGCCTGGTCTAAGGAGGTGAGCGCATGGCAGTGATCGTAAAAACTGACAAGGCCAAATGGATCGGCGCGATCAACGCGGCGAGCGGTCTCGCATCCTACGCGCTCGCAGAGCAGATGCTCGCCGACTCTGAGAAGTACGTCCCGTACTCGGCCGGATCCGTCCAGTCCGCCGGAGGCCTCAGGGACTCCGGAAGGGTCGAACGTGGCGAAGGCGGCAGGATGTACCTGGTCTGGGACACCGTCTACGCGCTTTTCCAGTGGTTTGGCGTGAGAGCTGACGGGACGCACCGGGTCCAGCACTACACGACCGCGGGAACCGGGACGCAGTGGGTCGAGAAGGCCCGCGCAGCGCATGAGGCAGAGTGGCGCGAGATCGCGCAGAAACAATTCACGGAGGCGCTTAAATGAGCTACATCACGGAACTGATGGACAACATCGCGGAAGCGGCCGAGGCGACGACGCCCTACGCGACGATCGTCTACGGGTCGGACCCTCCGCTGAATGGGATCTGCATGATCCAGAACGGCGGGATCCCGGCCGACACACATCTCGACAAGGGCATGCTGGTCCGGCTGCCGGTCCTCCTGAACGGCAAGCACTCGAACCAGCAGACCGTGTTGGACGCGCTGACCGCGATCCACACGGCCCTCGTCAAAAGAACATCGTACACCGACCTCAACACGGAGACCGTGCAGGTGATCAACATCGCGACGACAGCCGCGCCGGCGATCATCGGCAGGGAGCAGAACCACCAGTGGATCTGCGGCTCCAGCTTCGAGGTCTCCTTCTATTGGAGGTAGTAAACAATGGTAATTTCTAAAGCAGATTTTCTCGCATTCGAGAAGCCGGAGCTGGCGCCGATCTACTCCTACAAGGCTGAGATCGACACCACACCGACAGCGTCTTCGCCCACCTGGGCGCAGCTCTGCGCCGGCATCGACAACATCAACGAGGCGCTCAACGAGACGATCCAGCAGTATTTCTTCCTCTGCGGCAACGGCTTCGCGGCCAACTACGTGACCGGCATCGCTCCGGCCGTAACACTGACAGGCCGCCGCGTGATCGGGGATGCTGCGCAGGATTTCGTCTTCGGGCAGAAGTACAGCCTCATGGGAGCGCGTGACACGCATCTCCGCCTGACTCGGACCGATGAGTCCGGCACGGACACGGTCATCAGTGCGAACGTGACCATGGTCAACCTCTCCGACATTTCGGGAGCAACGACCGATGGCAGCGCGTGCAGCATCGAGCTCCGCTTCAACGGCCAGCCGTATCTCGGCGACGCCTGGGAAACTTAAACGGGCGGGCAGTGTCACAGCTGCCCGCTTTGTATCAAACCATAGGAGGACAACATGGCTTATTCAATCAAGAAAACAGAAAACTTTAGAGACGAGATCGACCTGACGGAGGGCGACGCGCGCCTGACGGTGAGCGTGGACATCAACACCGGGCGGATCATGAGTAAGTTCCAGAAGCTCATGCAGAAGCTCGCGGAAGTGCAGGCAACCCTGCGGGAATATCGCAAGGCAGCACCCGAGAGCGAAGAGCAGAACGCAGCACTCGCGCAGGCGACTGCCGGATTCGGTTCGACGATCGTGGCGCTCTTCGAGCTCATCTTCGGCGCGGACCAGACGCAGGCGCTCCTGGATTTTTACCAGGGCGACCACGCCCAGCTGCTCGCGGACTTCCTGCCCTATTTCTCCGACGTGATCATGCCGGAGATCGCGAAGCGCCAGGACGAGATCGCGCGGAAGTATAAGAACTGGTCGGCAAAATGAAGCCATACGAATGGCTGCCGACGTCGGTCGACTATGACGGGCGCGTCTATCAGCTGGATCTGTCGTATGCTGCCTTCTTCGCTGCAGCCGACGCGCTGGCGGACGAGGATCTCCCGCCGGGACTGCGATTAGAGACGGCCCTCGACATATTCGTAGCAGAGCCGCACCCGGTCGCTCCGGAGCTGCTGGACGCCATCATCGACCTGGTGAAGGACGACAGGCCAAAGCCTCCGCCCGGGCCCAGGACGATGGACATCGAGCAGGACTGGCCGTACATCTGCGCGGCCTTCCAGCAGGCCTACGGGATAGACCTCTACACCGACAAGACGATCCACATCGTCCGCTTCCGGGCCCTGCTGCAGTCCATACCGAAGGGCACGAAGCTCGCGGAGATCATCGGGATCCGCGCTGCGGAGATCCCGACACCAAACAAACACAACCAGAAAGAGATCGCTGACCTCACCCGCCTGAAGGCGTTCTACGCACTGCGCGGCAGCGAGACATCCGTCCAGGAAGGCTGGGCGAAATTGTTCCGCATATTGGAGGCCAGAGTGAAAAATGCCTGATGTTGGTTCTGTTAAATATCTCGTGGATGTCGACGACAGCAAGGTCGACGAGCAGAGTACAAAAGTTGAAAAAACTTTAGTTTCGAAATTTGGCGGCGCCTTCGGGAAGGCTGCCGCAGGTCTGGCCGCAGGCACGGCTGTCGTCGCCGCAGGCGTCGCGGTCGCGGGCAAGCAGATGGTCGGCATGGCCGGGGACGTGAGCAAGACCGGCGACGAGATCGACAAGATGAGCCAGAAGATCGGCATCTCGGCAAAAGCGTACCAGGAATGGGGCTATGTCTTCGAGAGGTCCGGCGCGGACGTGAACAACCTGCAGGCAGGCATGAAGACCCTGTCCGGTGTGATCACTGACGCAGGGAACGGATCCAAGAGCGCGGCCGAGAAGCTGAGCGCGATCGGCGTCTCCCTCGAGGAGATCGGGTCCCTGAGCCAGGAAGACCAGCTGGCGCTGGTGATCACCAGGCTGCAGGAAATGGGCGAAGGCTCGGAGCGTACTGCAGCAGCCACGGATCTCCTGGGACGGTCCGCGACGGACATGGCGGCTGTGCTCAACATGAGCGCGGAGGAGACGCAGGCCCTGATCGCCGAGACGGAAGAGTATGGCATGATTATGAGCGACGACGCTGTCGCCGCTTCCGCAGC